ATGTTGTTACTGGCAAGCTCCGGCGTCGCGCTGGCGGCACCGCAGATTATCACCGTTAGCCGCTTCGAAGTGGGAAAGGATAATTGGGCGTTCAATCGCGAGGAGGTGATGTTGACCTGCCGCCCGGGGAATGCGCTGTATGCCATTAACCCCAGCACGCTGGTGCAGTATCCGTTGAATGACGTTGCTGAGCAGCAGGTGAAAGCGGGTAAAACCAGCGCGCAGCCGATCTCTGTGATCCAGGTTGACGATCCGCAACATCCGGGACAAAAAATGAGCCTGGCGCCATTTATTGAGCGTGCGCAGAAGCTTTGCTGATCCCCGAGCGTATCTTACTGTATTAGCATATAAAAAACCGCCGGCATTCCTCTCAGGAAGCGGCGGTTTTTTGTTGGCACTGACCATTTTGTCAGGAATTATTCGACCACTTTTGTTGCGGACTGGAAAACCTGACGCGGTAAACTATTCTTATAAGGCAAGGCGACTTAGCCTGCATTAATGCCAACTTTTAGCGCACGGCTCTCTCCCAAGAGCCATTTCCCTGGACCGAATACAGGAATCGTGTTCGGTCTCTTTTTATCTATATGTTTTAACTGGTGTTTTTAGCCTGTAACACTAAAATACACGAAAATTACTCGAATATTCCGTATTCAGTCTAAACCATATCATACTCAGCACCGCGAGAGTCCAGGTATTTTTTGGTCATTGTTAAGTTCTTGTGACCAAGTAACCGCTGTGCAAATTCCTCTCCGCGTTCATCTTTGTAGAGTCGACTGGCCAGGCTCCGTATCTCATGAAACGATGGCGGGTTAGGGCCGAATTTAATTCCCGTCATATCTCTAACATCTGAGAATGCCTGAGTCAAACCATCTGGCGTTAAAGCCCCCGGCTTCCTTCCGCCCCTCCTTACTGATGAGTAGAGCATGAAGTCTGACGGGTTGCTTTCTCGACACCGTTCTATGACATCCTGCAACACTAACCCCGCAGCGTCCAGCCTTAAATCAACAGATATAGCCAGTTTATGGTCTGTCTTTCCCTGGGTGATATAAAGCCGGCCGTCTTTAACATCTGAAAACCTGAATGCAGCAACATCCTCTCTTCGTTGCCCGGTTACCAGAGCCAGGTCCAGCGCGTTGATCACCCACGGTGAGTGTTTATGGGAATGCTCCCTGATAGCCATAAAGGTATCAATGAGCAACCTTTCGCGCTTCACTTCTGGCGATGGCGCTCTGGTTGGTTCAACCGGGTTCCTGTCTATATGCCCCTCCACCATTGCCTCCCTGAAGATATCAAGCAGTATTGACCTCATTCCTGACGCCATGCTTTTTTTACCGCAAGCTACATACGTTTCCAGAAACTCGGCAATGTCCTTTGTTGTGACCGCGGCGAGAGCATATTTTCCAAACTCATCGTCTATCGTTGCCATTTGGTTACGACGCACGTTAAGTGTGTTTGGCTTAAGTTCTCGGCGTTCAAGTATTACATGGTATCGCTCCAGCCATGCCGACATAGTAAAGGTTGGTACGTTTTTGATGCGGTCAAGAAGAGAAGAGGGGATGTAATTCTGATGAATGTAATTGTTAGCCTCGATCGCCTGGCTGATTGCGTCCTTCCTGGAAATCCGGCCAAGTGATATTTCCTGACCGGTTATCGGATTGCGCCATGAGAAAATGTTGTCCCGCTTGCGAAAGGTGAGGTTACGTGGAAGGTTAGCGTCGTAACGTGCGGGCCTTTTCGCCATGAGTCAGTCTCTCCAATAAAGTACCATTACGGGGTACATCAAAATTCTTCGGTTTAGGCTTCAGGTTCTTCTTGCTGGGGTCTACGTAACACGCATCTGGAATAACTTTGTATTCCTTGCCGTGTAATTCCGGGGCCGGATAAATCCGCCCTTCGCGAGTCCAGCGCCGTAGCGTAGACAATGAGGGCGGCGTTTCGTAGTTCGCATCAGCCCACTGAAGTAACGTAAGCAACTTAGCCATAATTCTTTCCTCTCTATTGTCCACATCTCATGCGCAAAAGAACGCAACTTATCATCATTATCTCCGACAATAAAAAACCGCCTCATCGGGCGGTTACAGTTGCTTTTGTGATTGCCGCCTTTGCCACAGCAATTGGATGGTCTCCACTATAATCCAGGTCATCACCGTAAATATTGTCATACCATCTGTAGAATCGCTGCAGCGCCTCCAGTAATTCAGGTGCAGCCGCAATCAGCGCCATATCCTCTCGCTTAACTATCAGGTCTGGATGTCCATCACTGCGCGATACGGTAGGGCAGATAACTCCGCCGTCTTTGCCATCTGATTCACTGGAAAGCCGACGAAAGCTATTCGATGTCCACCACTTCCACGGGCCGGGTGTGTAGCTCATATTTATCTCCATTAAAAAACCGCCCGTAGGCGGCTATACGATTTTTAGATTCTCTATCTGACATCAATGTCAGGGATTATCACCGACGGCTTAAATGTCACACGATAATGCTGAGTACTGGCTTCAACGCCGTTGAGGTCTTCCATGAACCATGTAACGTTATCCGAAAGACCGAGCATGTGCTTTTTGAATTTACCAGGGCCAACCTTGCAAATCACCCCAAGCGTGTTTCCTGTGCTTGAGTTGTCTTTAGAGCAAAGACCCTCGATGGTAAGCACGTATTCGCCAGTGATTCCGTTATAAAACACAAAGCGCCTGTGTGCTTCAAAGTTATCAGCAGCCTTACTGGCGTTACGGCTTGCTACATCAGCATCATTGACATCGCAACCAGACAGTAAAAGCACGGCAAAAATGAACAGTAATTTTTTCATCCCTATCTCCAGTTAAAAGAATCCGAGAATCGAACCAAGAGGTGCGATGAAAACGCCAATGCATCTGGCAACTTCAAGGCCGCCCCACTGGCTGATAACAAATCCGGTAGTGATAATTTTTACGACGTTAGCCACCCAACCACCGATAGCCAAAACGACGACAGTTACGTACAACAAAAAAAGAACCTTATCTGCTGATCTCATGGATTTACTCCCAATAAAAAACCCGCACTCGGCGGGTTATGTTCATTCGACATCTATTTCGTGGAAACCGTAGTTACATTTATTGAGAAATATATCTCTCGCTTCCTCTGCTATATCAACCTCAGTTGCATCATCATCCACTTCAAAGTCTTCTATAATTTCACCATTAACAAATGGTGTTTCAATAACAACTCGAAAACGTCGCATCACCCCCTCCCTTGTTTCTTCAGCAGCTCAAAATCACCCTGGCAGCTAGCGCATCGCTGGCAGCCTGGAACCTTCACTCTGCGCAACTCTGGAATGTCATCACCGCAATCAATGCAGTGAGTAGCTGATACTGCGTTGTGGTCGATGCGGTGGGCCTGTATAGCGTTATTGCGGAGAAGCTCTTCAAGCTCGCTGGCCTGGTCTGAAATATCTGCGTTCATGCTGCCTCCGTAACTCCAATGTAAGCACGAATAAACTCGGCTGCTGCCTGGGCGTTTATGGCGTTGCCGTAACCCTTAAGGCGGCCTGTGCGGTTGCTGCTTGCCACTCTTGCCACCCCGGGCTCGACTCGTCCCATTCGTGTGGCAGCCCCATCAACCAGCGGGAATGTGCCGGGTTCAACTGGACGCCATTTGCCATCTCGACATAAGAGCCAGTCCGCATCTCGCCAAAAACCGTTAACCTCAAGGGGCCGCAGGTGTAAGCCTGGCGCGGCAGTTGGTCCAGTCGCTCCTTCCCGTCCCGCTGCGCAGTCATTCCCTCCGAGTCCTTCCAGTCGCGTGAGGTTGGTGTCACCCAGCCTGCAAGCCTTGATGCTCCGCCCAGGGTGGATCCCCGCTTTGGCGCATTTGCAGCCGCAGCTTGGCCAGCAACCTGATTGTTGTCGATCGTTGTGGGTGTCGGCCAACCTGTCAGGGTTACTGCAGTTTGAATGTTCATTCCCCCCATTCGCCCCGATGTACCTGCGCCGGTCGTCGATCTGGCTGTTGGCGTGGGCCACCCAGTAGGCCCGTTCTCTGATGTGCGGTGCACCGATGCCCGCTGACGTAAACGGCACAAGCCCGAAGGCGTATCCGACTCCTTCCAGGTCTGCTTGTACAAGGTCGAACCAAGCATTTGCGTTACCTGCTGCAACCTGTTCGCCAAAGACATGCTGAGGTCTGCGCTCGCTGATGAGATGGAAGAAGTGGGGCCAAAGGTGCCGCTCGTCAGCAAACCCATCTCCTTTACCTGCCGCGCTGAAAGGCTGGCACGGGCAACTTCCTGTCCAGACCGGACGATCGTCAGGCCATCCGGCGAGGCGGAGGGAATGAGACCAGACGCCGATCCCGGCGAAAAAGTGGCACTGGGTAAATCCTCTGAGATCGTCAGGTGTGACATCTTCAATACTCCGTTCGTCAACTTCGCCCGGGGAGATGTGGCCGCCGGCGATAAGATTGCGCAGCCACTGCGCTGCAAAGGGATCTATTTCGTTGTAGTACGCAGTCATATCCGCCCACCCCTTCTCAGTACGCAAATCCTCTGAATAATGGATTCCTCGGTGCGATTTAAAACATGTGCTACCTGCTTTATAGACATCCCACTTTTACGCATAGCTATCAGCCGCTGATTCTCACTTTCACTCCACAGTGGTCTGACAAATGCTGTACTGACGCTATATCTCTGAGCTAGGTAGTAGAAGCGGGCAACGGTAATTCCCAACTTATCGGCTGCGCGGCAGGCAACCATTTTCCCGCAGACGCTGAGAAACTCATCCCTGCATATATCTGGTGCCGTCATTTGGCCTCCTTAATTCGGTAAATCTGCCCGCCTATTGTCCCGTCACCCCAATTCTCCACATCAAGGAAATCGGCTATTTGCATGAGTACTGGCATTGATATAAATGTCTCCTGCATTTCCAGCGCTGGAGCCCATCCCTCGTAATAGGGTTCGTGATAATTGAGCGTCAGTCCCGCTGTATGACCAGGCGCTCCCTGCGCAGTCTGCCAGCGATGAAACACGGTGATGTTATTCCGCGCATCCTTGCGCAGAATGTTGAGGACAGATTCTGGAGTCATGATGAATCGACCTGGAGGTCGCCTGAATTGGGGGGGTTATACTGTTTCTGGCTTGGTGGTGAAGTCAGATTTTCTGGCGTCGTAAACTTCTTTTGCTTTAGCCTGGAACTCAGTTCCGCGAAGAGATCTCCACACCTCTTCAAAAAGCTGTTGAAGACCCTCGATGTTCTGACATGCTTCAGCATCAACAACAAACTGATTCAGCGTCTCTTCCATCGGGTTGATTCCAGAATCGAGCCAGTTAAGTAACTTCTTGCCAGTTTCTTCGCCAAGTATCACAGGGTCAGAGTTCGAAAATAATTTTGTGCGGTCTTTGCTTGCTATCGCATGGTGCGTCTCGTGCGCGATGTCCAATACAGTTGTAAATTCATATTCCACACCATCTCTCTGCTCTGACTTCATTCCCAGCTTGGCAACCTTTTTGCGCCCGTTCTCTTCTACTTGTGCAGTCTCTGTCTTGCTTCGCATCGTTGCTATGATGTGCATTGGGGAGCGCAATATGGCATCCAGAAATAACCTGTGCCGCGGGTTAATCTCGCTCCATGCCGACCAGCTATTGCCGCGATACTTAGCTTTTGAGATCGTGTCAACCAACTCAAGGCAGCCACCAACTCCACCCCACTCATGGGTTATGCTGTCAATGACAAGCGAGTCATATCCAGCGTCTTCGGCTGATTTTATTGCTTCGATAAATCTTTCTGGTGAGAATGGCGGGTCTAACTCTAGAACGTCAAAATCTGCAATGTCAGAATAGAGTGAGGCACTGCCTTTCTCTGTATCGATGAAAGCAATCCTGCCTCCTATTCCCTTTGCCACCAACAACGCGCTGTACGTTTTCCCTGAACCACTGGGCCCGGTAAGTGCCAGCCGTAGCTTGGCTTTCTTCCTCATGGCTTTTTCGAATTTCATGGTCTTCATCTCTTAGTTGAAATTTCCTGCGAACTCTTCCCAGGCGATAACCGGATTTTGTCGTTCATCTGCCAGATTCACCGGCTCACTTTCGTTATCTGCGTCGCCGATCGCCTCATTCATTGCCTGAATGAAAGCGTCGTCATCCCATTTTTCCATTGCGCTCACTGTCTGGCCCTCTGTATGGAAATTAACGTGCGCTCAATAGCTGCGCTCCGTAAGTAATAAGCTGCCTCTCTGCGCCAACCCAATTTGCGGGACTCCCGCGCCTCAGTAATCAGAGAGCGATGACTCGCAAAAAGAGATGGCAGCGTCCGGGGAATTCTTGGAGTTGAAGGGATTTGTTTCATGCTCACCTTAGTAATTGATTTTGCTGTGTGGGATAAGACCATCTTTCAGAGCGGCGAGAACCTCAATTGCTTGCTCTCGATTAATGCTGGTATTGGCGAGAAGGGCATTCACAATCTCGGTGCCGATTGCTTTTCTGTGCTTAACGTCCTGCTCTCGACGTGCAGTTTCGTCTGCAATGCGCCTCTCTTCTGCGAGTCTGGTAGCTTCCGCTGCTACCGCTTTCTGGCGCTCTTCTTCGATAGCGGCCTGTTTCTCGCGCTCAGCCTTTTCCAGAGCTTCCAAGCGTTGCTGCTCGGCGCGTTCCTCAGCCTGTTTAGCCAGTAACTCCGTCTGCGCCTTAGCTGCTATTGCATCAGCTTCGCGCTGTTTTATTGCTGCGAGTTCGGCGGCTGCTTTCTCTTCAGCTTCACGCTTGGCCTTTTCCGCCGCCTCCCGTTTAATCTCTTCTTCGCGGGCAATGCGCTGGCGTTCGGCTTCTGCTTTCTTCTCAGCCAGTTCGCGGTCGAAAGCGTCATTCATCAGCAGGGCCATTTCGTGGTCAGTTTCAATCTGCTTTTTTAGTGCTTCCAGAGCGGCTTTTTCTTCAGCTTCAATGCGCAGGCGCTCTTCTTCAGCAGCCTTTTCCGCGGCAAGGCGCTCCTGTTCTTCTTCCCACTCCGTCAAAGGTCGCCGGGTCGCGTCGCGCAATTCATCACATGCGTCAACGAACCGCTTAATTTCCGCCTCCGCAGGTCTCACAGCCTCTTTAAGTCGTTTCAGGTACTCACGACCCGGCTTTTCGATTGCGGTCTTGCTGCGTGACACCTGAGCCGCAAGAGACGCAACACGTTTCCGGCCCTTATCAGTGCTGAGGTCCGGAACCTCATTCACCGCCTGTCTGATTTGCTCAAGGTAAGCATCAAGGCCATTGGCTACGTATAGCGCTGGCGCTTGTTCTGGTTTGATTTCGATTACGGCCAATTCGGTCATGATTTCTCCTGATTTCAGAATGCACGAAGCCCGTCGCTGCAATAGCCGACATGGTTAAGTTGGTTGGTTTATTCGGTTGGTGGGGGGGGGTTATTTTCCGAGAGCTTTATTAATGGCTGCGCGTGCGATTGATTGATGCCAAACCGGCAACACTTGAGAGTCCAGCATTAATTGCAGCGCTTCCAGCAACTCCGGCGCAGCTGCTATAAGGTAAGCATTGGCAAACTGCTCAGGGCCTGATAAATGCCTATTGCCTCCTTCATCTCCCCAATGCTCAAACCCTTTTTTGTCCCAATCCATGAGAATTGCCGATCTCTCTGCTGTAACGACTTTGAAGCCTTTCCCATCAATCACTGAAACTTCATCTACATATTGTTGGACAGCCGACCAAGGCCCAGGCGTGCCTTTAAACTCTTGCATTTCCCCTCCTATACCACGGCATACCAGCCGCGGCTTTCATTTGCTCTGTAGCCTCTAGCCACATATTCCCATCTCGCAGAAATATCGCTATAGCCGCCTTACTCTGCGCTGCTCTCAGCAGATTGTGATTAATCATGACCATAACCATGTGTTAGTAACGAGAATGTAAGCAACAGCGCTCCAGATTAAAGCGCATGCTGCAACTGCAATGCTCATAGAACGCCAGCCGTTTCTGCTCATGCGCCACCCCGAGCTTTCAGCATTGCATCTGCCAACATGTATGCTTGCTTCGCTACCTCATCGGCATTGCCAGCAGCCACTGGGTGACAGTTCGACTCTGGATAACTTGCCAGCCAACCAGAGAGAGCTTTGGCAGCGAAGTAATCACGCAACGTCATGCCTTCTTCCTGATATTGCAGGACGTTGTTTTGACCGTCGTAGTCCCACTGCTGACGCGGGAAAGCTTGTCCACCTGTTTGTTTGCTCATACTCCCTCCATCGAAAAATACGCACATACAAGCGCCAGTGAAATAATCACCGATAGCTGAATTTTGAACCGGAACCATGCTTGTTTATCCTCTTCGCGAATCATTCTTCGCACTCCTCTGATTCGGTCTGGTTGAGCCATTCAGGTCGTGGGCCTTTGCTGATAAAGAAATCGATAAGGTCCAGAAGGCGAGGGTAAAACTTCAGCGCTTTACGCCCGTCCATTTCTGCTATTTCCTGCTTGCTGAATTTTCGCCATTTCTCAATCGTGTGGTTTTGGCATCCAGCGCGAACATATTCGCCATTCGTAATAGTGATGGCGTATTTTTCACCCGTGACAATGAAGGTGTGATCAGGCAGGTCGGCTCCGCGCAGGTCGGCTTCGTACAGGTCGGCTTCGTACAGGTCGGCTCCGTACAGGTTGGCTCCGCGCAGGTCGGCTCCGTACAGGTTGGCTCCGCGCAGGTCGGCTCCGAGCAGGTTGGCTCCGCGCAGGTTGGCTCCGCGCAGGTTGGCTCCGCGCAGGTCGGCTCCGTACAGGTTGGCTCCGTACAGGTTGGCTCCGCGCAGGTCGGCTCCGTACAGGTTGGCTCCGCGCAGGTTGGCTCTCGATCCGCTTTCACGCATCGAGGTAACCCACAACTTATGCTCTTCAAGAATTTTTGCTAAATCTGCTGAGTTCATTCTCTTACCCTCATAAAAAAGGCCGCCTAAGCGACCTACTTTTCGTTATCAATAAACGTTATTGTTGGTATTAGCTTGCAGTCGCCATCGCCAAACAGGGCACGTACATCGCGCTTATCGCTGATTTGAGAGGCTGGTATATCAATCGTCACTCTGAAAACATCGCCACGCTTCATGTACTTAGCATCAAGGTTAAATTTCTGTAGCGGCCACATGTGCAAACCATCAGGCTTAATCTTGTGGTGCGCTGCGATAATTTTTTGGTTCATCTCATACCTCAATCAAAATATGCTGGGATACTTTTCCCGCGATTCTTCTGCCGGCCTGAGCAAGTAACGCCGCGCTCGCCAGGCTGTTTGTACCAAAGCTTGTGATTCTTGCGCTCAATGACTTCAGCGCGTCTTTCCATATCTTCCCGGTACTCTGCAAGCAGCGTTAAATCAATCGGTTTCACAGCGCTTTCTACGCGTGATTTCGGCTTGCGAGTCAGCGACAGAACAGGGCGGTTACCAGGTTTAGCGCTTACCCCAACAGACAGGGGATTAGCTGCTTTCCATTCAGCCTGTTTAGCTGCGCGACGTTCGCGGCGGCGTGCTTGTGCATCCATAGTGAATCTCCTGTCAGTTAGCTTTGGTGGTGTGACCCTGTGAGGGCTTACGCTGGCGACATTGCCTCAAATATCCAACTGCCAGCCACACCCCAAAGCTTTCTGCTTTGAATGCCGCCCTTCTTCAGGGCTCAATTTTTAAGAGCTTCACCGTCCTGGTGAGTAGTGCGTCTTGCTGATGGACTAACTATGCCCTAGAGAATAAATTTAGGCAATAGGGTTTGAGATAAAAAAGTCACAAGGGACTTGTGTTCTTGATTCGCGGGAGAATTAATGTTGAGATTTTCGTTTGAAAGTGCTTTTATGCCGTAGTCTTAAGTGAGATTTATCTCAATTATGAGCAGACATGGAGGTGAAGTGGGCCGATTATTGACCAGAGAAGAGGCCGGAGTTTTTGGTGAAACTCCGGCTGAGATAAGTGAGTTGTTCTACTTGGATAGTTCAGGTATGAAAATTTGCTTCACCGTACCCCTAATAACAGAGGTATCCTTGATTTCCGCCAGAGGAACCCTGTCGTCATCAACTGATAAGAATACCCCACCGGCGCCATTAATATGATATCTAAAGACAGAGATAAGCTCCCCGCTTTTAGCTACAACCAAATCGGATGTTGAAGGTTTTAGGTCAGGGTCAACAATCACGATTGATCCGGAAGGGGCTTGGGATATCCCTGTTTTACCCCTCATTATATAGGCCTGGTAGGTGTCAGGAAGCTCATTAAACCAGCTGATTGACTTACCCGTTGCGCCATCATAATCCCAGACCCTAACCATTTTTGAAGCATCTACTTTTTCCAGGTGTGCCGCAGGGCTACCAAACAAATCTCCTTGTCCGTTAATCAGCCAGTCGGCACTCACTCCCATGGCTGCCGCTAGTTTTCCTGAAGATTTTGATGTTTCACTAGCTCCTCTCAATATCTTAGATATCAAAGACTGCTCCACGCCAGATGCCTTAGCAAGGGCTGTCTGACTGGAGAACCCCGTTTCCTTCATGGCATGCGCCAAACGTTCAGATAATGTTTTCATGGCGTGAAATTATTCCTTCCAGAATAACTAGTCAAAGTCTCAAATGACTTGACCATATGAATTCTCTAGAGCATACTTTGTCTACGTTATGCGACAGGGACTATTTTATGAATCAAGTTATCCAGCGTGCGATTGACATTGTCGGATCTCAATCCGAACTGGCTCGTCGCGTAGGGACTGGACAGCCTTCCGTAAGCAAGTGGCTTTACGGTGCAGAGATCAGCTCACGTTTTATTTCTGCAATCGTTACAGCCACTGACGGAAAGGTTAGCGCGTCAGAGATTCTCAATTCAATGACCCGCTCAAAATCCCGATAAGTACCACCGCTCTTACACATCTCAGCCCTGAAAAAGGGCGTCAATACAAAAGTCAAAATATGACTTTGCGCCACTGGTGCAAGGCATTTTATCTATTTTCAACACCAAGGAATTATGACAAGTGGAAAACACAATTAAACGCAATAAGACCAATGCTCAGCGCATTGAGTCGTGGTTGCTCAACCGTATCGCCATTGTCGGCGGTAACAACGTAGCAAAAGCTGTGGGCGTCGATAAGTCGCAGGTCTCGCGCTGGAAAGAAAGCTGGGTGCCGAAGATGGCAATGCTCTTAGCCGTTCTGGAGTGGGGTGTCGTTGATGACGATATCGCAAGACTGGCGAAGGAAGTGGCGGCGGTTCTTACAAAACAAAAACGCCCGGCGGCAACCGAGCGTCAAGACCAAATTACTTTGGATTTATAAAGCAATCAACAGGAGTCATTTTAATGGCTAAACGCAAAAAGTACCAGGAAAAAGAAGAGATTCGACACCCTGATTCACCAGATGGTTTGGTCGTTGCTGCCTCTAAAAATCAGGCGTTCGCTGAGCGTCTGATTGGTGTTATCCGCATCGCAATGGCTAAGTCTGGAGGTAAGCATGGGCGTCGTTAAGTTATCAGACTACAGGCCGGAACAGCGGCCTACATCGAACAACGGGGCGGCTAGTATGGGCTTTGTCTATCTGCACCGCCAGTTCATGGATAGCAAGCTCTACAAGGATTCTCAGGCTGTCCACCTATGGCTGCATCTGATCCTCAAGGCTAACCATTCAGACACTGCGGTGATGACCGATATTGGGGAAATGGTGGTGGGACGTGGGCAGATGATCACAGGTCGCCCCACACTAGTTTCCGAGACATTCATCCCGGACAATAAAGTGAGGAGTTTACTAAGGACCTTCGAAGCAAAGGGGATGATTAAAGTTGAGTCGAAAGAGAGAAAATTCAGCCTCGTTACGATATGCAAATATGACGATTTTCAGGCTCAAAATTGTCCAACGAATGTCCAACGGTTGTCCAACGCAAGTGCCAGTAATGAAGCGCCTCTCAGCGAAGATTGTCCAACGAATGTCCAACGGTTGTCCATAAACAATAATATAAATAATAACTCTCTTACTAACGTAAGAGAGAGTGCATCTCCCTCAGAAATTCAAGACCGGAAAAAACCGTCTCTCAGTTGTGAGCAAGTGGTCGATGTATACCGCAGGATTCTTCCTGAAGCTCAGGGGATTAATATCCTGACTGATAAGCGTAGAAACCTGATCCGAACTTTCTGGCAGAAAGCCAGCAAAGTAACACGACAGCTGGACGGGCATCCCTTCACCCTAAACGACTGGGAAGTATATCTGAACTACATCGCCACCAACTGCCGCTGGATGCTGGAAAACAGACCAGACCAGCGCACAGGTAAGACATGGCGTAAAAAGTCCCTTGAGTTCTTTCTGAACGTCGATGTTTACGCCAAAACGCGAGAGGGGGCATGTGATGACCTCTGAGATTATTACCATCCCGCACAACCCAGAAGCAGAGCAGAGTGTTATCGGCGGTATTCTGCTTGACGACGATAACAGCGAGCGAGTCCAGAAGGTTATGGCAATGCTCAAGCCAGAGTCGTTCTACGGCAGGGTTCACCAGATAATCTTTTCTGAAATCCGGCAGATGTTCCGGGAAAACAAACCAGTTGATGGACTGACCTTGTTTGACTCACTTGAGAGCAAAGGTCTTGCCGAGCAGGTCGGCGGATTCGCTTACATCGGGCAGATTGCCAAGAACACCCCCAGCGCTGCCAATATCGTTGCCTATGCCGCATCGGTTCGTGAGGCCGCAATGGAGCGGTATGGCATTCAGCGTATGACCGAAGCGACAGAGTTGCTCTATGCCAGAAACGGCATGAGCGCCGCTGAGAAGTATGAAGTTATTCAAGGATTGATAACTCAACTGACAGACCATTCTAAAACTGGTAGCCGCCGCGGTCTTCGCTCATTCGGCGACGTCATGGAGGATTGGGTAACAGATCTGGAAAAACGCTTCGACCCATCTGGAGAACAGCGTGGAATGAGTACCGGAATCCCATCACTCGACAGAATGTTAGCGCCAAAAGGTCTGGTGAAAGGCTCCCTTTTCGTGATTGGTGCAAGGCCAAAACAAGGGAAAACAACCCTGTACGGGCAGATGGCGATCAACTGTGCCGTTCGTGAGAAAAAACCAGCGCTGATGTTTAGCCTGGAAATGCCAAGCGACCAGATTCTAGAAAAGCTGGTTGGTCAGAAGTCCGGCGTTAACCCAAGCATTTTTTACATGCCTGCATCTGATGACGCCGACAACCAGTACCAGGGGGACTACGACGGAGACTTTAAGAAGGCGATCGCCACTGCCGGGCGGCTGAGTGAAATCGACATGCTTTACATCGACGACACACCCGGATTATCACTGGCGCACATCGTTAGCGAAAGCCGCCGAATAAAGCGAGAGAAAGGCGTTGTAGGGATGATTCTTGTCGATTACCTGACGCTGATGACTGCTGAAAAGGCAGACCGTAACGACCTTGCATACGGGATGATAACCAAAGGTCTCAAGAACCTGGCAAAAGAACTTGGCTGTGTCGTGGTGCTTCTTACCCAACTTAACAGGAAGCTGGAGGACAGAAGCAACAAACGACCGTTACCGAGCGATTCTCGCGATACCGGGCAGATAGAGCAGGATTGCGATTATTGGGTCGGTATCCACCGTGAAGGCGCTTTCGATGACAGCGTTCCGCCAGGTGAAACAGAGCTTTTATTGCGGCTTAATAGGCACGGAAACACGGGAACGGTGTATTGCAATCAGCACAACGGTGCCATCTACGACACAGACCAGCAAACCGCCGAAGCAATGCGGAGAGGAAGAGAGCAACAACCGAAGAAGAAAGGGGGCTTCTGACATGAAAAAGATTTCCGATCGTCAACGTATTATCAACTACATCGCAAAACACCCTAACTGCACATCAACGCAAGTATCTGACCAGACAGATATAGCCAAAAGCGTAGTTGTTTCAGCATTAGCCAAAATGACCGATGACACCAGGCTAAAGCGTCATGGTCGGCTAGGAAAATACACCTACACCGTTTCGGTATGGGTAGAAATCATCGAAGAGTTACGACCTGTAGCCGATCCGCTTTCATTCACTCCGCACTACGGCTGCAGCAATCCACTAACTCACATGTTTAACCAGCGTCTGGCAGAGGTCAGGCCGGGGAGGATGGGATGAATATTGTTTTCGAGGCAATGTTATTTGCTGCTGAAGTGCACAAAGACCAAAAGCGAAAGTTTACTGGTAACCCTTACTTTGACCACCTGTCAGAAGTAGCTGGCATAACAGCTGCCACATGTCCCGGTATGGGTGTGGCCATTGCTGTCGCATGGCTTCATGACACTATAGAAGACCAGGGAATTAGCGGGACTGAAATAGGCGCTAAATTTGGGGCTTTAGTCAGGAAGGGAGTTGAAGCACTAACAGATTCTGAAACCGGCAGCCGTGCAGAACGCAAGCGACTCAGCAGGGAAAGACTCTCCAAAAAGCCCGGATGGATACAGGATATCAAGGTGGCTGACATTATCAGTAATTGCTCAAGTGTGGCGGTTCATGATGCTGAATTCGCAGAAATCTATCTCACTGAAAAGAGGTTGATGCTTGATGTGCTTCAAAGCGCCAATCCTGACCTAGTTAATTTTGCCAGAAAAATAGTTGGGTAAAAAACCATTGAGGTGTGACATGTCTGAAATCTACATAGCAGAGCTATCTGCAAGTGTGGCCGGTATCGTTGCGATAATCGGCCTTTTTTATGCCCGGAGGAAATTATGAATTTAGACCTTGGATATTTTCAAAACGTATTTTTTAACGTCGCTTCTGACTTTCAGATTACGTCTGAATGTATGCGCGAGCCGAGTGTTTTGTACAGGCCGACGCTTACTCAGGATGGCGACAAGTGGCTTGCAGTATACGGAGACCTTCCAACTGGCGTTGTTGGTATAGGTGACAGCCCTGAAGAGGCAGTGTGCGATTTTAACCGAAAATGGTCAACGCCAATAACCAAAGCAAATCAATAGGCCTGCATCGCGGGCTTTTTTATGAGGGTAAGAAAGCATGAAATTCATCAAATTAATCCAGCAAGCGACGATTGAACGCCGGGGTAAATATGGCTGGGTACGAGAAACAGTTTACGAACCGGTATTTGTAGCCGCGGCGCACATCGTGAGCATGGCTCCGCACGGAATTACAACTGTGAAAATGACCTCTGGCGAACGTATCGACGTTAAAGAGACTCCTGAAGAAATCATCGCATTACTTGAAGGTGAGGTGGTGGCATGGGCGAACTAACAGCAGCACTTGCGACTATTGAGAAATTGCGCGCTGAACGTGATCAACTGGCTGCGGAGAATGTAAGGCTTAAGAAATTTTGCAAAGACGCCGCTTTCGATGCCGACTATGAAGCTGAACTTGGCATGGAGCGAGGCGGATTTACCGATGCTCTCAACGATATCAAAACCCTCGCCACCGACGCAGCAATTGCCGGGATTAAGGCTGCTATCGAATACCCGAAAAATAGCACCCCATCTAATGGCTGGACTATCGACCCCGGGTTCTTGAGTCGTGTAGTGGAGCGGGCTGGCGCAGTCTACGGGTATCACCCTGGCTTGGAAGAGGCAGAGTCTGCGCTGCTGGCTGGGCTTTATTTGCTGCGCGAGGGGGACAAATGAGCAAGTACCGCAAAGGCGCAATCTATCTCCGCAGGATGAAAGCCAGCGATAAGTCTAACGACTTTCGTACCAGCATGCGTATGGCGCTGTTCAGTGACAAAAAAGCTTGGAAACGCCCCGAAGAGATTAAGCCGGTTGTTCTTGTCCAGCACGGTATGAAATATGTCGTAAGCGTGTTCATAAACATGGATGACGCCACCGGGTGTCTTATCAGTGGATCGTTTGAAAAGCGGGCGCGTAATTCACGGCACAATCCGCGCCGGGGAATGCGTTACACCAAAGGCGATATGAAAAAGGCTTTCCGTAAATGGGCATTCAAGCACAAACAGGAGCGTGCCGCATGACAACTAATATCACCGAACTGGCGTTGCTCGTCAGCAAAGCAAAAGCGTCTGTATTTACCCTGGAATATATCTCCCAGTTTGAACCAGCTGATATTGACTCAGATGACGTCGATTTGCGGTTTGAAGTCGATGGTGTAGAGACCGGCACCAACGTTTCTATCGTCGATGAGTGTGGGCAGGCTGCCAAGGTCATTGGTGAGCTGGTAGAGGCGCTGGAGAAGGCGCAGCAGCGGATTGATGAGCTGGAGTTTATCCGCACCAGCGCTGACAAAGTGCAACGCGAGTTTGCCGACGAACTTGGCTGCGCTGGCGACAACGAGTCGATTTTGCAGGCTATCGATGACCTCAAAAAGCAGATGGAGTCCCGCACCGTGAAGCTGCCGGATGATGAAGATGGCCAGGCATACGGATTCGGAAAATGGGCAAGCGGGAAACTCCCTGCGACAGCTGGAACCATGACAATTGCATATTGCGAAGATGCC